GAAGAAATAAATGGAACAGGTGATAAAGTGCCGTTGTCACAATACACAGATATAGACCCGTATGTTATATTTGGTGTGCGAAGAAATACATATGATAGAATGATAAGTGTGTATAACCATATTGGAGTACAACCAGTAACACGACGAGAAAAAACCAAAGAATGGAAACTATACTCAAAGGCTCATAAAAAAGGCATCGTGTATTTCACTGATTGGATTAACGACAACAAATCCTCAAGATATACTCACTGGAATCGCTCATTAATAGAATGGTTAAAAGGTGTAAATGTTGTTCTCCAATATGAAAACTTACACAATCAATTTAAAATAATTAAAGAGGTTCTAGCTGTCCCAGATCCATTAAAACCAGCTAATGTTCTGCCTTATCGATACAGAAAATCAACTTACTACACTCAAGATTATATTGATGTTATACAGAAACACTATGGCGAAGAGATTGAGAAGTACAAGTACCTGCCAAAAAAATGCTTGACATCCTGATCTACCGATGTTATAATTAGTAGATTAATAAAGGAGTCCTTCTATGGCACAAACTAAACGTAAACGCAGCACCTATGTGATGACTGAACCTCATTGGGTAAAGCTAGCATTAATTGAAGACAACACTCAACGAGAACAAGAGTGGAAAGATATTGATTACTTTGTCCGGTACGAAATCGCAGACAAAATTCTACGAGCAGCATTTAAAACCTGGCTTCGTAAAGACTCTGGTTTGACTAAGGAAGAGATATCTGCTATTCTAACTTTGTCAGATTGGAACTTTAACCATGTAGGCAAGTATTGTTTTGTCCATTCTAAGACAGGGTGGATGACAGAGTCTGCTAGAAACTATATTGATAAGAAACTACAACAGTTTCTAGAAAAAGCAAAAACAAACCCTAAGTCTAGTTGGGAAGAAGATACTGAAGACGCACCCGCACCTAAACCTAAGAAGGTTGTGGCAATGCGTGAGAACTTAAATGAAGCAATGTGCTTTGTTGAGTTGGGTATTGATGAGATTGTAGACGGTAAAAATGTACGGAGTGTCACAGCATTGCGAGATTTTAAACTAAACAATGCTGAGATTAATAAAATGTTTGCAGAGTTAGGCAAATACAAAGACGAGATGGTGGAACTCCAGCAAGTTCGTCAGTTAAAAGATCCTAGCGATTGGGACAAGCAGCTACTTGAAGGCTTTTCTAATCTAAAGGTAACTACAGTTAGAAAGATTATCGAGTTCTATGATGCTTGTGAAGGCTTTCTAATGAATGAGAAGACAGCCAAGAAAATTACTCGTATTAGGAAGAAGCGTCCTACAGACAAGAACAAACTTGTACGTCGACACGCTACCTAGCTGAGGATAAAGACTTGGGTATTGCCTCTGTAAACCCTGTAGCAATTATTGGTGCTACTGAGGTTTGGATGTATGATGTTAAACGTAAGCGACTCTGTGTATACGCCTCAGAGTATGATGGCGGACTCAGTGTTAAAGGCACTGCTATTGAAAACTATTCAGATGCTAAGTCTTACGAAAAGACGATTAGAAAGCCTGAAGAGATGGTGCCAGCATTTATGAAGGCACGAGCCAATGGCTTGCACAAGTTCATGGATAATATCCGTGGTAAAAAGATGGCAGTTAAGACTAGGGTACAACCTAACTCTGTAATTTTGAGGATTAAAGAATGATTGTTGTAGACTTTAATCAAGTCGCCATTGCCAACTTTATGGCAGAGATTGGACACCGTAAGGATGCCAGTGTAGATGTAGACGTTAATCTACTTAGGCATATGATTCTAAATACATTACGTTCCTATCGTAATAGGTTTGGTGCTGAATATGGTGAACTAGTAATTGCTATGGATAACAGGCACTATTGGCGCAGAAAAGTGTTCCCTTTCTACAAATCTCACCGCAAAAAAGTGCGAGAAGAAAGCGCTCTTGATTGGAGTACTATATTTGATGCATTGCACATCATTAGACAAGAGTTAGAGGAGTTTTTTCCTTATCCTGTAATTGATGTAGACGGTGCTGAAGCCGATGATGTTATTGGTACATTGGCAGAGTACAGTCAAACATCTGGGGACAGTGTAGGTGGATTGTTTGACGATCCCACACCTGAACCTTTTCTTATTATCTCAGGTGATCATGACTTTAATCAGCTACAGAAGTGGAGTAATGTAAAACAGTTTGCTCCTGCATTTAAGAAGTGGGTTAAGATTAAAGAGCCTGCCGATAAAGTTCTCATGGAACATATTATTACAGGCGATAAAGGTGACGGCATTCCTAATATGCTGTCTGCAGACGATACATTTGTTGAGGGTAAACGACAACGACCTATTAGAAAGGCATTGTTGGCAGAGTGGAAAGGCATGAAGCCAGAGGAGTTTGTAGTGAACTCTGAGATGGCTCATGGGTTTAACCGTAATCAACTTCTAGTAGACTTGTCTAAGACACCAGAAGATATTAAAGAAAGTATTATAAATAGTTATGAAAGACAACAAGGTGGCGATAGAAGCCAGTTGTTAAACTACTTCATCAAGAACAGAATGAAACTAATGATGGAAGTGATAGAAGATTTTTAAATGGAGACACTATGAAATTCAGACAAATCAACGAAGGCTTTGAATGGGTATTTAAAGTCGACACCCCAGAAGAGCAAGTCGCAAGACTAAAACAATGGGCCCCTACTAACCAAACACTAGTACCAATCGTTCGTATTGGTGTTGGTGCTGAAAAACCTGATTGGGGCTTGCCAGAAGGTATGCCTTCTACTACTAAACTTCAAGAAGATATTCCTGACGGTATGGGAGAGACGACTCTTACATTAGAATGGAGACGTGTTAGACAGTTCATGGAACCTGGTTCTAATATGAAAAAGCTACCTACTTGGAAACAAGAATCTAATTGGGTACAAATTTTAGAAGGACTGCATCATTTAGAGGCAAAAGTTCTAACAGCAGTTAAAGATGGTAAACTGTTAGACATGTACCCTAAACTTGAAGGCATGTTACCACTTCTAGGTATCACAGAGTACAACAAACCCGAAAAACCAAAAGCAAAAAGAAGTCGAAAGACTAAGGCAGCAGCTAAAAAGGTATAAAATACATGATCGGTATGTTCTACGAGGACGATGTCCTCGCAGTTAATGCAGTCGTTTCAGCTCTACTTCCAGAAAAAGGTATTCTTGTAGAGATTGGATGTTTCCAAGGCAAGAGTACAGTTGCCTGGGCTGAAGCATTTGAAGCTAATAATAAAGACTTTAAAATCCATGCAATTGATAAGTTTGAGGGACTGAACCCTCGACGTCCCACCCAAGATGAACTAAACAAGGCAAAAGCAGCAGGCCTCAACGTTGAGTACATGGGTAGTGACGAAAGAATGGAACACATGAAGCAGTTTAAATGCACCGGTGAAGAGCAATACAGTAACTTTAAAAAGAACACTGAGCGCTTTGATAATATCACTGTTCAAAAGAAGCTCTTTACACCAAAGTTTGAATGGAATGTTATGGTAGATTGTGTCTTCTATGACGCTGATCACAATTACCAAGCATGTAAAGACGCTCTAGAATATTGGCAACGCAGACTCGTCAAAGGAGGCATTATGTGTGTACACGATAACACACCTAATTGGCCAGGTACTCAAAAGGCTATTAAGGAAGTGTATCCTAATGCTGAAGTTGAAGTTGTCAGTAAGCAGGGCTTTACAGTTATTCGCCCCTAGTCCACAATCTTTCGTGTATGTAATACACAATCATCTTAATAAAGAACTCTGCGGTTCCTATCGCTAATCCTACTCGCCAGTCACCTACAATGATCCAAGCTGTTATCATTGTAGTGACTGTGGCGACTATTCTCCAGCTAAGAGTTTTTGCTATAGTCTTACTAACGCTATCCATCTACCTTAGGGTGAGTGGCTGCAATTTGTTGCAGTCCTTTACGGATATTAGTAGCAGAAATTGCTTCGATATTGTCTTCTAACTTCTCTTGCTCAATGGTGTAACCTACATCTCTACCATATGTAATATGTTCAATGTTAGGTACATTAATGATGGTGTAGTCTTCGCCAGAATAAAATCCCTCTTTAGCTAGAGCGATTACAATCTGTGTAGAACGTTGATCAAAGTCGTATGGGTTTTCATCTGTCCCATCAGAAGCTCTGAGTAAAATAGCTACTTGGCCAGTTTTGTCAATTGCTCGCTTAAAAAGTTCTGTATGCCCTTTATGCCAGGGTTGAAACCTTCCAAGGAGTTGCGTAGTTGGTTTTGTCCAATCCATTTTGTTATCCTTATGTTGTAATTATCTAAAGGCTCGAAGATTTTATTAGTATCTTCAAACCTGCCTTCCTTGATAGTATCCATCCAAATAATATAGTCTGCTTGTACTAGCTCTCTAGTATAAGCGGTTGGACAAACAAAGTCAAGTATACCATAATATTCTTTCATACGAAGTGCCTGACGCCATCTACCTGCTTCAGAGAAATCCCAATCGTCGTATAGTTCTCTGATGGTGTCAGCATTATGGTGGGGCAAAAGGAAATGATACGCCAATTCTTTTGCTAACGTAGATTTACCAGAACCTGGTAAGCCGCAAATTAATATTTTCATAGTTTGTAATAAAAATTATATGTGTTTTCGTTCTCACGAAATAATGTAGCCCTGTTTGCCATATGAAATCTTCTGGCAGTGTCTGTTTTAGGGCTAAGTGTATAAACACCTTTGGCAATGCCTAATTGCCTAAAGTGATCGACAACGGAGAGTGCTAATCTTCTCCCAGCAAAATGAGAATAAGACCAAATGGTATAGAGTATAGGAAAGTCTGTACCCTCATTATTAATCTCATCTTCATCTTCTGGAACATGACTACAGTGTGCTACACACACCATAGCAGCTACTTCTCCGTCTTTTTCCCAATAATAAACTTCCTTGTTATTGGAAATTCTGTCTATTGCTGGTATATGTCCTCTAACAGGATCTTTAGCAATGTGTTCTGCTGCGGGATCATCTAATGATAAAAGTTGTTTAAGCATTTCATAATAACTCGTCTGTATCTGGTTTGTAGGGATCAAAGAACCTACCACGTTGCCAGCCCTCTGGTAGCGGTTGGGACTTCGGTATTGTTGTTGCTTTGCCATTTGGATCACATACCCAATAACGTCTTTCTCTCTTTACCCAAGCCTCATGCATCTTTTCTCTAGTGCTTACTCTATGGCGTCTGCCATACATTGGATTATTCTCACCGCCTCTAGTACCTTGCATAGTCTTGGATATTCTTTCTTTGTGTTCATCTTTTAAACCATCTTTGTGAGGATGTTTGTCACCTAGTTTAGCTTCTCTAATTCTTTGTCTGCCTTCTTCAGTGTGCTTTCTAGTTCTCTTTCTAGCAGTATCGGATACGATAGGTAAACCAATTTGTTCTGCTATTTCTCGACACTGTTCTACAGTTGAAACTCTTCGGATTAACTCACGCGGTTTTGGAACATCTTGTACATGGTTACTGTCTACTATGTATAAGCCATCGCGACATTGGAATAAGAAAAAAAGATTAGTCAACGATCAAATCCCTTCTTCTTAGTCTTTGTATTAAACTGTCCCACTCTTCACTTGTAGAAAATTGCCATACATAAGAATCTTCTCCACTCTCACCTTTATATACTCCCTTATGCTCTACACGAGTATTACATACAACAGGAAAATCGTAGTTAAAAACACCTTCTTCTGTATGAAACTCTCTTACGCCTGGAGTAAGAGGAATTGTAAACATTGATTGTCTTGTGTCAGGATCTGTGTGCCAATCTATTTGTGTATTTGGACGAGATTTTATCAAGGTTGAGCCTGATATTCTATTAACTCCATATTTTCCAGCAACCTTGATAATTGTTCTATTTACTTGTACTTGCACACCTAAGTAATTGGTGCTTTCTTCTCCATCACGCAACCACACTTGGCCATTTTCGTCCAGATGATAATCTTTCCAGACTGTTTCATATGCCATGTTTAAAAACTCTTGGGTTTCTTCTTCAGTAAGAAGATTTTTGAGTCTATAAGCGTTACTCATCAGCATATTTGGCAATCAATTTGCCTAATCCATCTAGTTTTTCAATAATATTACGGAAATATGGAGAGCCATCTGCTCTATAGTCTCCACCTTTAACTCTAAGTCGTATTAATGTTGTGCCGTCTTTTGTCATAAAATCTATTTGAGGAAGTCCTGGTTTGCCTGTACCTCTCTCTTTACCTCTTTTATACTCTCCTTTGATTGGAGATAACGCATCAAATGTTTTAAATAAGTTGTCAAAGGTATAGATTTTAGCTTGTCCGCGATTTAATTGAACAAGAGTTACATATTCTTCGTTACGAGTAGCGTGCCACTGTATAGCATCAGCAAAATGTTTTAATGTCTTTTTATCGTCTTGTGATAATAATTTGGTTACTTTAGGTTCTACACCTTTGTAAACTTCACTAATGGCACCTTTTAAATCGCCTGCCTTAATTTTAGCATCGTATTTTGATCTAAGTTCTGTAATTGTAATGCCAAATAGATCTTTAAAGAAATCTTGGAATGTTTCAAAGTTCGAGCCTCCCATTTGACCAAACTGTTTCACATCACCTGCTTTTAATGACACGTTGATGTTTACAGGAAGCATATCTCCATCATGATTAGATATCATGACACGAACGTCAACCTTTGTTCCTGTTTGGTCTTCTAATCCATCTGACAATACATGTATCTCATTGAAGGTATTGTTCTCATATACTTCTTTAGACCATTGTGTAACTGTTATACCATTTGCATAAGAACATGCAGCATTTACAACGTCTTGAATATCTTTGAGTTTTCTAATTGAAGGATCTGTCAGTGCTTTCATGTTGTTTAATGCTAAACCTAAAGTAAATACCACCTTATCCTTAATTTTAGGATTCTTGTTGGGTGAGTCAAATTTTAAGACTTGTTTGGTTTGATTAGCGCTAAGTTTACGCAACACCTTCTCTACATCAGAAGGAGATACTCTTTGATTTTTATTAATAAATCTAGCAGCTACAGCGGCACCAAATATGCCCTCTGCCATATCGCCTTTGTTGTAAGACTTTCTCTCTCCCATCTCACCACCAGACTTAAACTCTTCTGATTTAAGTAACATGCCGTTGTGATATTCCTTGCCTGCTACATCATACATTTTGAAGTTAGCTGCCTTTAAATTCTCAATAGCATTAACAAGAGTAGCTGCTGATGTATTTGCTTTATACTCTTTGCCGTCTATATTGAGTTTTTTAACTGTAACAGAACCTCCTTTTTCTAATTTAAGAGGAGTGTTTTTAGTAATCATAGACACTAATGTTACGACTCTTGTGTATTTCTTGTTTAATAAGTTTGCTTTACTTAGATTTGCCATATTTGTACCTTATAAATAAATAGGTTTATTCATATTTATATTGGAGGAAATGATGGGCCGATTTAATCGATTATTAGACGCAACATATACTCCGCCTAGCAGGTGGGTTTTAAACACCGCTTTATCTTACGATACTGATGTATTAACAGAAAGTCAAGTAAAAGAGTTTAAAAGATTGGGCGTTAGAATTACTGTTAAAGGTAAAATTACTGCCCCTAAAGGTTTTGATACTGATTTAGCATCAGTACCAAGAGCTGGTTGGATGTTTATTGCGCCTTTTGATGTTGCTAGAGCAGCAGTTATTCATGATGTGTTATACAAAGCTATTCGCGATGGCGATAGCGAGATGAAGTCAGAACTACGACAAGCCGCCGATTTGGTATTTAAAGATGCCATGGCACAGTCAGAGCCTGTGGTTGCCCCCTGGAAATGCTGGAGTGCATGGGCAGCTGTACGGGTTTTCGGCTGGTCTGCAGTCAGATCCAAGTAAAAAAATTCAACTTTTTTCACATCTCTAGTAGAATCAAGCACTTAGCAATGCCTAAAAGTGCTGATTCTGCTTGACTTCTTGCCCAAAAGAGTGCATAATATACACATAAACTAAAGAAACGTAGCAAAAGTGAGGAAATATATGTTTGTTTATTTTGGTGCAGATAACGGTAAAGTTGAAGTCAGTGTAGAACAGAAGAAGATTGGTTCTTCTAAAACTGCAACTGGACTTGCCAAACTCCTAATTAAAGCTAAAGTTAATGTCGATTCAGATGATATCTTCTGTTCATCCAGCATTGACTTTGCAGATGAATACGGCTTCAATCATTATAACGATGCACGTGACTTGATTGAAGAAGCAATTGACCTTGTAGCGGAGGCAGCATAATGTCATACGATAAGCGTAACGGTAGTCCATATGATCGCGGAGCAGCTGATAGCTACTACCAGCGTGGTTATAACCCTCATTATTATGTGGGTGGTACTTATCAATCAGAACGAGTTGAGTTAGAAGATATGACTCCTCAGCAGATTGTAGAGTACAGTAAAGGTTATTCAGACAACGAAGCGTGTCCAAGCGCTCGTAAGGCTTACTAGTGTTAGAAATTATCGGTTTTATTGCGCTCTTTTATATCGCCTTTAAGTTAGCCCCCACTGTTCTTGAGGTGGGGTTCAAGGCGGCAGTTATTTGTTTAGGCTTTGTTGCCTTTCTTATCATATTAGGGTGGTTAAAAACAGCATTTTTCTTGTGGTAATGTGCTGATTCTGCTTGACATTTGCAGAAAAGATGCTATAATAGTGGCATAGTTAGAAAAAAGTGAGGTTAAAAATGTCTAATATATTTAATGAAATGTTCCTAGAGAACGCTTTTGATGAAGGACTTGCAATGGGCATGTCCGACGAAATGGCAGAGAAGTTTGCCAACGCTAAGTTTGAGGGTTCCTCCTTAGACGAGTTTGATCGTTTCCTAAACCAAGAAGGTGATTTTGACGGCGACTACTGCTTGTGCGGTGCTCCGTTGTCCAATCCTGGTCCTGATTGTTATGTACACATGAGTCAGGGGTACTAATTATGATGGCTTACTGTGATTATATCGCTCATCGAATCCAAGCAGGTTTGCGTGATGATACGGAAAGCCTTCTTGGCAAAGTACAACCAACCAAGATGGATTTGTCTCCAGAAGGTTACTTTGTCAGTCCAAAGAAAACTATCCGAGTTACCGATAAGTTTGGTAAGAAGTATATTGTGACTGTGGAAGAAGAAGATGTTTAAGATTGCATTAGAGAGAACCATGTCAGCAGGCTCGTTGCCTTATCAAGTTGGACATGGTAACTTCACTTTGAAGTTTTCCAATGGCTACACTGTATCTCTTGCAATGGGAGATGGTATGTACAGTGAAGGCAATTTTCAAGAAGGCTTCAACACTATTGAAGTTGGTGTATGGGACGACAAAGGTGACTGGTATTGTCCTTGGAATGATGACGACGATGTTATCGGTTATCAGACTGTTGAAGAAGTTTTAGAAATTATTAACGAGGTGGCTGAACTATGATTAGAGTTGTTATTGGATTTTTTCTTATTATGGGCGCTGTTGGCACTCATGACTTCTATGATGAGTGCATTATGGCAGCAGATTGTGTTGCAGGCGATCCGCCTTCTTTGATTGTGTCTGCTTTGATTGGACTAGCTGGTTGTGCAATTGCCTTTTGGGGTGCTTTGTCATTAAATGAATGTCGATAGTTTAAAAGAGCTAGGATTTAAACAAGCAGCCTGGCTCACTCTTACAGCAGATTTAAAAGTAGAACCGGTATTCTTACCTCAGGCTGACATTGAGACGCCTGGGGTATATTTTTGGGTGCAGTTGTATCCAAACGATACTAGCGAAATTGTTTACATTGGATTGTATGGGCAAACAGTCAGGAAAAGATTTAAAGAACATCTAGGCGGTTTTAAGCACAGCAAATCAGGTAGACTTAAAGGTAAATATCTTACATCGTGTCTACAGTCTGATTCTTATTTTGAGATATATTCTAAACCCAGCCATTCACAAGTAATAACATATCAAAGCGTTCTTGGCGAACAGGTTGGAACAGTTATTTCTACCAATGCACAAGATGAAATTGATATGTTAGCTGCCTTTTATAAGGAACATGGCAGAAAACCAGTATTAAACAAGACGAAAGGTGGTTAGTATCGTGCTGTTTCTGCTTGACAAATGAGTAAAAAGATGCTATAATATGTACATGAAAAAAGATAAAGTAATACTAACAGATTGCGATGGTGCAATCCTCGATTGGGAATTCGGGTTTCACACCTGGATGGAAGCACACGGACACATCATTAAAGACAAGAATGTTTATGATGTGGCTCGACAATATGAACTAGAAAAGCCAGTTGCTAAGGCACTTGTTAAGACTTTTAATGAGAGCGCGGCGATTGGTTTCTTGCCTCCGTTACGAGATGCTCAATACTACATGAAGTTACTTCATGAGAAACATCAGTATCGTTTCGTGGCAATTACTAGTTTGAGTTTGGATCCTTTTGCACAGAAGCTAAGGGAGAAGAACTTGGCAAAGATATTTGGTCCTAACACCTTTAAGGATGTTATTTGTTTGGACTGTGGTGCAGATAAAGATGAAGCACTAGAAGCAGCAGCCAAGAAGTATCCTGGTGCGTTTTGGATTGAAGATAAAATGATTAACGTTGAAGAAGGAATAAAGAACGGCTTGCGAGGCATTCTTGTAGAACATGGACACAATATGAACTACCAAGGCGATGCTTTTGTCGGTAAGACTTGGGAGGACATATATAATTACATTATAGAGCAGGAAAGCTAATGGACAAAATTCAAAGACCCTATTTGGAATATTATGTCGCATATCATTGTAATTTGAAATGCGCTAATTGTTCAGTAGGGTCTCCTTTTATTGATGAACGCTACAGTGATCTAGACAGTTACAAAAGAGATGTAGACGCTCTTGGTGAGTACATGCACATTGGTGTAATGAGACTTATTGGAGGCGAGCCTACTCTCAATCCAGAAATTATAGAGTATTTAAAGTATGCCAAGATGAGTGATTTGGCAGACGCTACCTCTGTGGCTACAAATGGCATCAAACTTCTCAATATGCCAGAAGAGTTTTGGGATTGGACAGACATTATCAATCTCAGCATATATGAGAACACCAATATCAACTACGATAAGATTCTAAACTATCTAGAGCAGAGAGGACAGCGTTATAACATAACCAATCGTCCACTCACTACACAGACAGGACAGGCAAACAAAGACAAACTCAAAGGTTTGTCTCAGGCTCTTGATTGGGGCTCTCAGTTCAGAGTATTAGATCAGTTTGAGGAACATAGCGAAGAAACAGCACAAGCAGTGTATAGCACTTGCATGATGCATGAATGGTGTCATACATTTAAGAACGGAAATTATTATCGCTGTGGTTTTAGCATACATCGTAACATGTATTATGATTCAATTGGTGTGCCGCTGCCATATAATTTGAGACAAACAGACGCAATAGCTATTGACAAAGACTTCGTTAGCAATTATAATCAGCATCAGAGCTGTAAGACAATAAACATTAATGCCTGCAGGTTTTGTAAAGGTTTTGGAGATGGTGTAGAGCCGGTAAATGAGCCTCACCGTCAGTTAACTAAAATTGAAATACAGGAGTTGAGGGTATGACAGAACATGCAACAGTTGTAGAGAAACAAAGAAAGTATTTAGAGGCACTTGAGTGGGCAGGTAAAATTAAATGGATGCAATCATTTGATACCACCACAATGAACATGTGGTACGATAATAGACGTGACGATGGTGGAGTGTGTGATACTGGATACAACGATGGCACCATTATTAGGCTAATAACTAGAGGGCCTAATAAGGGACAGGAAATCGTGATGGAAGAAGGTGTATCTGGAGAAGATTTATTAGATATGTTTTATCGAAAAGAGTAAGGAGAAAGGAAATGGGTGTAGCAATGAGTGATTCACAAGAAAAGATTTTGGAACTAGAGGCTCGTGTTTTTGTTCTTGAGCGCTTTGCAAAACAAATGTTAGATCCCGAGTCGTATGGACATGCCGTCACAGCGGAAGTTCGTGACGAAGCTCGTAGGCTTTTTGGCATGCCAGCAGTGGAGACTAATAATGTCAGGTATTGAGATTGCTGTAGCACTATTTTGTATGGTGGGTTGTTCTTATTCCTCATTTAAGATAGGAGTTAAGACAGGTGCTTCTGTGCTGTTTGATAGTTTTTATGAAAAAGCAGACAAGACAACAGGAAGGATTTGTTTAAAGTTTTCTGATGGTGGAAATACTTTTGAGATAGAATGAAATATTCAACAATGATAGAAGGGAAGAACTTTTCAATCTTCTCTCTTATTCCTAGATGCTGTGATGTGTTGATAGATTATATGCAGGTTAATGGCATATCTTATCTAGCTAATCACGTCAACGCTCACGATTATCAGAGGATTGTGCGTAAGTATCCTATGCACAATCATGTCGTCGTGATTGACGATCCTGTCGCATTACACAAGACAGGCTCTTATTATATGCAAAAGACTGATTGGGATACAAGATGGAGAGAGGACTTTTATTCATATTATCTCACACCATGGCTAGGACACTTTGAAGATAGAAATTTATTTACCTATATTGAATATAGAGAACTGCATGAGTACATAGGAAAGTTTTCGCCTTATGAGTGGAAAGACGGTCCTCAGTTATTTGATTTAACACAAGAGATACAAGAGTACGCACTCACACTCAAAATAGGAACCAAATTAACAGTTGGTGATTGGAACGACTATATACTTAGGAAGAATTTATTATGAACCAGAACGAAAAACCACATCAAGGCTTAGCATGGTTTGCTACAGCATTTTTAATCCTAGCAGCATCGCTTGCTAGTTTTGTACCAGAGTTAGAATATCACCATTATGCTTTTATCACTGCTAACAGTATTTGGGTTGCAGTTGGTATTCTATGGAAAGAGCAGACAGTTTGGGTGCTTAATGGAGGACTGACTCTTATCTATATTCTAGGACTTATATTATGAGACATACCATTCTAGTGGTAACCTGTAAGGAGGAGTTAGGCTTTCTGCCTATGCAAATGTCTAACTTTAAAAAATATCTCGATCCAGAAATATACAAACTCCATCTTGTCGTTAATACTGACACAAAAGATATTGGTCCTCTAGAACTACAAAAAATTCATAAAGGT